ACCTCAGACTATAAGGTCAAAGTGACGCCGGATAAACGAGCACAATATACTAACGAGTTCCCTGAGTCATTCACGGGCGATGGGAGCTCACTACGCACTGAGCTCAAAGACGGATTCTTTAGGGCCCCTGTGTTCACCTCAAGCCAGAACGTAGAGATCAAGCTGGAGAACGATGGGGCTAAGCCTAGTAACTTCCAGTCTGCTGAGTTTGAAACCTTCCTGCACACACGATCAAGTCGATATGGAGCCTAAGCACACCTATGGTGATTGTTCTATTGTCCAAGCAACAATGTTCCATGCGAACAAGCTCAAGGACAACTTAAGGTTCCACGACGCCCTCGAGTGTGAGCTTTTGGGACATACCCCTAAGGAAGCGCTGAGCCTGGCACTGTCGCTCGACTACAAGACCTACACGGCACTCGGGCCTGACAAAGAGCCGTTCGCTATGTTCGGCTCAGGGTCATCTGAGGATGGTGGTTATATATGGATGCTTGGCACTCCTGATGTCACTAAGCACAAGAAGAATTTCGTTCGGGCATCTCGAGCCTGGGTCCAATACCTTTCCAAGCCCTTTGGTATCACCTCTAACGTGGTCCTCAAAGACAACAAACAAGCCATACGCTGGCTGAAGTTCTGTGGCGCTAAGTTTCTACAAGAAGTAGAGATCTCGTCACATTCATTTTACGAATTTATCATTACAACAAAATAGACTAATATGTGTTTACCAGTATTCGGAGTAGTCGGACAAGCCCTTTTAGGAGGAGCAGCTTCATCCTCTGTGGCTACCGCTGCGGGGGCCATGTCGCTCCTTGGGCCACTTGCTCAGGGAATGCTCACAATTGGCGCTCAGGGGCAACAAGCCTCAATGCAGGCCGAGGCGCAGAAACGCGCTACGATTGCTGAGAATGCTCGATACAGTCAGCAGGTATCTGCGATGCGTAAACAACAAGCCACGGAGTCGCTAAGGCTCGCTCAGGAGGTCTCAGCGGCCAACCGGGCAAGCATGGAGGCCATGGCTCGTAAGGAAGTGTCAGCCGCCGAGGGAGGCATAAGCCTTCAGTCTGCTAGTTTCCTTTCGGAGATGAGAGACCTTGAGAGGCAGGTAGGCGAGCATAACTATGCGATCCAACAGAATCAATACTTGGCTGACCAAGCTTACGATATGCGAGCTCGTGACCTTGGACTTCAAACACAACAGAACTACATCAACATCAACAAGCCTATCGCTACTCCTAATGTCCTTGGGACAATGCTAGGGGCAGCCACGACGAGCCTTGGGACATACGCAGACGCTAAGCAACTACAGGCACGTCAACTTCCTTCAGCTCCCTCAACACCTACTAATTAATGAAACGCAGAGATTTATTTACCAAGCCAGACCGTGAGCAGGTGCCATTCAACTTGAGCGCTCCTGCGATCACAGGGAAACCCTTTCAGGCAGGGCAGTATTCGGTGGCAGTGCAAGCCCCTGTGCCTGCCTCACAGACGTCTCTGGGCAAACTGGCAGCAACGCTAGGGCAGATAAATCCAGCAATCAAAGCGTATGGCCAAGCAGAGCAAGCCACAACAGACCTACAAAAGACTATGTTTGGGCTCGACTTTGCTCAGATGACTGAGAAGGAGAAGGACTTAGCAGCACAAAGACTTAAGAGCGAAGAGAAGTTCAACAGTAAGTTACGCGGCGAAGGCTACGAGCTTAACCCAGTCGCAGAGATATACGCTAAGGAACTCATAGGGGCTGATAAGTCTGATGAGTATATGGCTTTTATTGAGGAGAACAAAGCTCAGTATATTGAAGATCAGGTAATTATTAAAGGCGTTAAACCAAGCCCAATGCAGATCAATGAGTTTGTTGAGGGACTCACCACGCAATTCAAGAAGGAAAACCAAGACACAATGTCTGACCCACTGATGCTCTCTGGGTTTATGCGAAGCACAGCAGACTACCGTAACCGGGCAAGCGTTCAGATCGCAAAGGAAGCTTCGGACAGTCACAAGAACGGAGTGCTTATCCCTCAGGCAGCTAAGGCGCTAAATAGAGTTTCAAAGCTTTCAGATATGGAAATCCCTTTGACCGGGGCGTTAATGTCTAAGCAAGACCGGAATGCTAGGTATCAAGAAGCTTGGACAAAAACCGGGCCACTTACCGCTGCTGACCAGAAACTAGTTTTACAAAGTTGGCTAAACTCAATGAAACCAGGCCTAGCTCAGCTAAAACTTGAAGAGCTCGCTGAGTCGGGCATCAAGATAGGCAATGAGTCCCTCAGGTCTGAGGACCCTATCGGAGATACTTACTACAACAATCTACAAGATGAGCTTGAGGATAAGGCACTCACAGAAAGGCAAGAGGAAATAAAAGAAGATAATCTAATTAAGAATGAAGCATTCAATCAATATAAAGAGACTTTCCAATCCGAAGCGTATCGAGACCTTTCTTATGAAGAGAAGGGGGAATTTGAAGAAGACTTAAAAAGGGAAATTGAAGGCATAACAGATCGAACCGAAAGAAGAAGAAAAACGGCTGGCTTGGATCTAGCAATCAAAGAGCAAACCACTAAAAGGGATAACGATGTTTTCCTTATTGGAAAGATGGCTATTGAATCAGATTCATCTAACATGCGATCTTTTGGAGGCCAAGCTTTGGGTGAAGTTAGTGAGTTTGTTGATGAATACATCAAAAATAATGACATAAAAAAAGAGAACCCTATTTACAATGTAATTAAAAAATATGTAGACATTCAAGAAGATGTATTAGCCCAGGACCAAAGCAATAGATTTAGAGTAGGAAGTCCTCAGTATAAAACTGTTGAGTTACTGGGGGGCTTCAGGAGAAAACTCAGTGTATTTAAAGAGAAATTAGCTGAGCGATTGGTTGATGCGCGTGAGGGAGAATCAATCAGGATAGAAGGTAAAAGCTATGAGATCTCTAAGGATAATACCTTAATATCTAAGCAAGAAATCTTTGATATCGTATTACTAGAGGAGCGAGGAAGAGTCCTTGAAGAAATTACTACTAAGTTTAAAGAATTAATAGAAGAGAATAAGACTGAACTAGATTCGAGGGACGAAGTAGTCCAGCAAAAGGATGAAAGGGCTAAGAGCGTAAAGGACCTCAAAGGTGCTAACTTGTTAGCGAATGAGGAGCTTGGAATTATAAGGATGCCCAATGGTGAACTCCCTCGTCAGAAGGGATACCACCGACGCTTCAAGGACAAGAATGTTTATATTGGTGGAAATGCCTTTCAAAAAATAGGACCTGAATTATCTATTGCGACATCAGGCTTCGGCTGGCTTTCTAAAACATTTGCCGACGGGAGATCAGCTCCATTGACCCATTCTCATTTGGATGCTTTTGAATCAGGACTAGCAACAGGGGCTTACCTCCTTCCAGATAAAGAAGGGAAACCTTTTATCACTAAGGACGGAGAGAAAGTCATAAGGATGATGCCTGACTCAAACGATGCTCCTCTTTTGTTTGCAAACATCAGGGAGAACTACAAAAACCTCAAGCCGCACCTTTTGTCTGATTTTAATCATTTCCAAGAATTAGTTAATACCGATGCGCACAAGGACGACAAAGACAATTTAGAGAATACAGGAAATGCTATTCTGAAAAGTAGGAGATTTGTAGGGTTCAGTCCCTCAGAAGCCAGTAATGCGATTGAAAAAGGCGTTATTTCTGAAGGAGTTAATATTATGCAAAATACCTCAAATGGGGCCTCTTACTTTGAGGATGAATTACTAGGTCAGAACCCAGAAGGGCGAGCTTTTACTATTATTAATTATGATGATAAAGAGGAATTACAAGGGATAGCTAATAAGCTTGGAGTTTCTGTAGATACCTTAGATGACGCCCAGCAAAAAGCGCGGCAATACTATAACGGTAAAATGCTACCTAACATGATAAGAGATCTTCAACAAGAAATTGAAAGGGAAGACCAACCTCTTAGGGAAACTATAGAGACAGACGTAAAAGAAGAAGGGACAATTAAACAGGAAGCAAAAGTCCCAGAGACGAAGACGGCTACGGTCCCCCCAGTCCCGACTATGAAGGATGTTAAGGTAGACACAAAGGTATCCACAACAGAAGAACAACCTACAGAACCAGAGGACGTTAAAGTTGGAACAAGAATATCTACAACAGAACCAGAACAACTTCAGTTACCCTTAGAGGCACAAAAGCCGTCTACTAACACAATAACTATCCCTAAAGACAGTAAGATAGGAAAACCTATCCAGAACTTAAAATCTTCCTTTGAGAAGGCAGGCGCTAAGTATAATGTTGACCCGGCGTTCTTAATGGCAATAGCAATCATGGAGACGGGGCATGGAAAATCTAGTGCATTTAGAAACAAAAGGAATGCAATGGGAGTTACCGATAAGAAGACTGTAAGGACATTTACGAATGTAGAAGACTCCATTAACCACATGGCTAAGACACTGGCTAATCCTAACGGACCGTATAAGGGCCTGACTACTGTAGATGAAATAGCAAAAGAATATTCCCCCGTGGGTGCTAATAATGATGTCTACGGCACCAATGCTCAATGGCCTAAGATAGTTAAGAAACTGATGAAGCAACTTAATCGAGAAGATGTTGACAACCTTACTGTTGTAACTCGTTCTCCTAAAAAATAATTTAATACACACCACCAACAACAAACATGGCTATAGATCCCACTTCACTTGACCCTTTGTTATCCCAGGGGGCACGCTCACTGGACGAGGAAACCCCAAAGCAGGAGTTCTTTACCTTACAAGATACAATCGCAGCACCCTTTCGTGGTGTTGAGGGAGGTGTCAAAGGGCTATACGACTTCGCTGACTTTGTGGTGGGGGATATACTCCCAGACTACGACACCCGATTCTTGGGGACCTCAAACACAATGGTAGGTAGTTTTGCAGAAGGAATGGCACAGTTTGCTACTGGGTTTGTTCCTGGTGTAGGTATACTAGGGAAAGTAGGGCGAGTAGCTAACGCCAGAAAGTATTTAGGAGTAGACGTGGCTAACAAAATTGCTCGAGGGGGGAAGTTATCTTACCAAGAAGCAAGTAAGCTCGCTAAGAATACCAAGTTAAGACGCTTCGGGGATAACTTAGCAGCAGGAGTGGCAACTGACTTCTTAATGTTTGACGCTCAAGAAGAACGCCTAAGTAACTTGTTGTATCAATACCCAGACCTACAGAACCCAGTCACAGAGTATCTCAAAGCTTCTGATGAAGATGGGGAGCTTGAAGGGCGATTTAAGAACGCCTTAGAGGGAGTCTTTATTGAGGCAGGGGTAGGCGCTATTCTTGCTCCGTTTATCTCAAGTGTGAAGATGATTAAGAACCGTAACAAGAAGATTGCGGAGGGTAAATCACCAGAAGACGCTGTGGATGAGGCGATTGCAGAGGGAAGTGAGGATGCTGCTCAGTTTGACTATGGGAAGCTTGATGACCCCCTAACAGGAATCAAAGGACAGTCAGCAACGAAATCGACCCCGGAGGAGATGGAGGAATTCATAACAGAGAAGGGATTAAAACTTGATGACTTTATTATTGATGAAGCAACAGGACGATTAGATTTTGCTACAGCAGGCGCAGGAGGTCGCAAAGCCAGTGCTGAAGATGTATATAATTATGCCACGAGGCAACGTGATGATTCTGCTGTGCTTGAGCTCGGGAAGTTCCGGGTAGAAGGGGAAACGGGATCTTTAGGGTTTATTGATAGAATTATTTCTTCAATAGATGAAGGGAAAGGGACCTATAACAAAGATACTTTAAATCAGGTTAATCTATTAAAAACATTAAGAGATAGGTTTGGGGATACCTTAGGAAAGGTTGAAGTAAAAGTAGGGAAAGAAGGTAGGGCTACTTATCAACCAGAATTTGGGGAGCAAGAATCAAGAGTTAATCTTTATGGAGATGATAAACTTTCTACAGTTGTTCATGAGTATGTCCACTCCCTGTCTTCCGATATTATATATAAGAATTTTTACATTAGAGATGCAAAAGGTAAAAATATCCGAGGAACTACATACTTAGATGAGCTAGGAAAACTAGTAAAAACAGGCAAGAATAATAAAGGGGAGCAAGTACCTGCTTCTATTAGAGAGTTAGGCGACCTTTACTTAACAGCAGTTGACCGACTTGGTCAGGCCGCATTATTACGCAAGGGAGGTAAAGAAGGGGCCGCAGGAGTCCCTGATGCAGTAACAAAAAAGGGAGCTAACTATGGGCTTGGCAATATCCATGAGTTTGTCACACAGGCTTTCATGGACCCTCAGTTCCAAAGAGAACTAGCTTCAATCACAATCACTAAAGGCAAGAAACCTGCGACTGTATACACAAAGTTTAAAGAGTTAATCGCTAAGGTACTTGGATTTAAACCTCAAGAGTCCTCTATGCTCGATGAGGTATTGTCCGTTAGTAATTCAGTATTTAAAGACAACCAAACCTTTAGAATGTCAGGGAAAAACCCTGAGACAGTATCAGGAAAGTATACCCCTATAGATGCTTATGATGAAATCAGTGTGCTTGAACAGATAAGCATATCGGGATCAGGTGCTAAGCTTGAAAAGGGCTTAGGGTTTGTGATGAATGCTGCCACTAAGTATAAGGTAAAGATTAACAAAGAGTTTGCAAAGCAGGTTAAAGAGCTTAGCGGGACTGACCTGTATCGCGGAGTTTCTGAAGGGAAAGTATCTGAGGCCTTTGAGAAGGCAGGAGTAGACTTTCAGAAAAGTTTACAAATAATGGATGAAGTAGATAAGATTTTTAATAGCACCATAAAGAAAGCAAGGGATGCTAGAGAAGATTCTGTCAAAGCAAGTGTTATTAAGTTTGATGATAAAGTTAACATTGATAATTATAAGTTTGAAACTACTAAAGTTCCAATTCGTAAAGGAATTTATGAGGTGAAAGTAACAGGCCCAACAGGTGAAGTTACTACGTTTATGCGTAAAGCTAGGTCTGAAGAACTAGCACAAGGCGCTGTAATGAAGCAAATAAGAAAGAATGAATTTGATACAAACAAGAAACAAATCATCACTCAAGTTCGCAATGGTAAGTTCTTAAGAAAGGCAGCTTCTGATGCCAATATCACCTTAGACATCAAGGAGATAAAAGAGGGCAACGGGCGTCCTGACCATGTCGAGGTAACCTTCCTGGATGCTTCTCAAAAAGAAATCAACTTAAGGAATCTCCCAGATAACATACAGAGGGAAGCAGAACTATACCTAAAAGCTCGTGGAGGAAAAGTCAAAGCGGCCAAACCGCAAGACGAAGTCCCTATTGGTCGTGTTGTAGATGAAGATGGCAAGCCAATGGACCCGGCAACGAGTGATCCTGAGGAATATGAGAATGCTCTTACAGAAGTTGTTAGGCGTGCACTTAAAGATGCTGGACCAGGGGGAGGCGTGGACGCAATCAAAGGAGTCATCAGGACTATTTCAGAAGAGAAAGACTTCATAACAATTGCAAGGGCTCTCGCTGGGGAACAGATAGAGTTCCTTAGTAAGGAAGCTAAGATTCCTAAAACATCAGCGGATGAGTTACTTAATCCCAAGCAAAGTGTAGAGAGAATCAACGCGGAGCTTAGTGATGCCTTTGGGGTAAACCCTCACAATGTGCAGAAGATGGTCAAAGAGCTTGAGGTTAAAGGGGAAAAGCTTGAAGGAGTCTTTGATGAGATGCTTAAGGACCAACTTGCAATCAAGATGCTTAACAACATCGTTGGGGAGAATGTGCACAACTTAGCTAAGGAAGCCAGTGATCTCCTTAAGAGGACTCAGAAGAACGCAGACCCGGAACTCTTAGACATGTATGACACTAAGTATGCCCAAGTGCTTCAACAAATGGAGTTAATGGTCAGCACTCAGCGTCTATGGGGGCTGTATGGTCGTTACCCTTCTTTAGCACTGCTTCAACGTAAGTTCGTTTATGGAGATGTTAAGTCTAAGCGGTTTGATAACTCCCTATCTCAGCTACAAGAGCAAAGCATGGAGGCTATTCAGGCTTATAAAGCAGATCGTCGCGGTAGCATGGGACAGGAGAAGCTACTACAACTAATTCTTACAGCACGCACTGCTGATGGCATTGAAGCGGGACTCAATAAGATTGTTAAGCAGTCTATGGGTAAACGCATGTTTGATGTAGTCCGTGAGTATTGGATTAACTCGTTGCTCTCTGGTATCACTACCTTTGAGGTCAACATGATTGGTTCAGCGATTACCTATGGCCTTCGGACCTTAGAGCGGGCAGGAGGTGCTGCATTAACTGGAGACTTTGAGCTTGCTAGGCAGACCCTCCGCTACGCTTTTGACTCTAAAGCTATTATGGATTCGTATAACTTAGCTATAAGGGCTGCGAAGTCTGGGGAGGCAATTAGTATTCCTAACTCAAGGCAGTTTGATGACGCTAAAGATAGCATGAACGCAATCCAATCAGACCGTGAAGGTGCCTTTGGGTCTGCTATAAACACCATCGGAACTATCGTAAGGCTTCCTTCACGGGGCCTCCTGACGGGTGATGAATTGTTTAAGGCGATGTCTTACCGAAGCTATGTGATGACCGAGCTAGCCCTCAAAGGGAAAGAGAAAGGCCTGACAGGGAACCAACTTGGAGAGTATGTCCACAAGGGCGTCAACGCACACATCACCGAGACCGGGCGTGTCTTTAACGAAAAGAACTTAGTGATGACCGCTAAGGAACTGGCCGATAAGAAAAACCTTAGGTTCTCTGAAAGGGAGACTTTTGTTACTAACTACATCAAAAAACAGAAAGAAGAGAAACGCTTCATTACTGAGGATGGGGTAGAAATTGACTACGGGAACCGAGGGGCGCTTTCGGCCCGTGCTGAGCAAGGCGCAAAGATTAACACGCACACTCAAGATTCAGAAAACAGTATTGTTAAGGGGATCTCCAACATCGTTGTGCAGAACCCATGGATGACTGCTGTTATTCCGTTTGTGAGAACACCTACTAACATACTTCAATTTGGTATTGAAAGGTCCCCGTTTGGGCTCCCTATACATGCCACAAAGATGCTTAGCTCTAAATATAGAGAGGGGTTAGCTAAAGGGAACCGCACGGAACGCGCTGAGATTCAAGGGAAGATTGCTATGTCAGTTGCTACCACTGCTGCATTAATTTACACCCTTGGGAGCCAAGACTCCTCCAAGGTAATTAGTGGGTATGGCCCTAAAGATCCAGATGCACGTAAAGCCTGGTTACTGGATAATCAACCTTACTCAATTAGAATAGGCGATAGGATCCACAGCTACCAACGCTTAGATCCAATGGCTACGATGCTGGGAATTATTGCTGATATTAATGAAGGGCTTGAGTATAATGAGTTCGATGAGAAAGATTCAGCAACAATCTTCGGGGTGTTGTCACTCGCATTCTCCAATAACATTACCAACAAGTCTTATGTCCAAGGAATCGATAACTTGTTTGGGGTTATGAAAGACCCCCTAAACAACACTGAGAAGTTCTTAGGAGGTATTGTAGGTGGTTTTGTTCCTAACTTTGCAAACCAAACCATGAACGTCCAAGAAGACAGGCCTCTACGGGAAGTCAGAGGGATCATGGACTACATGATTAAACGAACACCAGGACTAGAAGGTAAGCTCCCACCTCGGTATAACTTCTTAGGGGACGTTGAGACCCTTGAGTCTTCAGGAGGATTCAAAGGGTTTGTTGATCCAATTTACTCAAAAGATGTCGCAAAGAACATTGTAGATTATGAGTTAGGTAACTTAGGTGCTAGTTTTGGAAAACCGGATACTACACTCAGGCAAGGCTATGAGGACTTGGATATGCGCGATTACTACAATCCTAAAACAAAACAACAAACGTATTCGAGGCTGATGGAACTTGTAGGGACTAAGAAACTTGGAGGAAAAACTCTAAGAGAGCGCCTTGCAATGATGTTCAAGGACAAGCGATACCAGTCGATGCCTGATGCCGACTCAAGGAATTCTTTGTCTTCTTCAAGTCCGAAAGCAAAAGCAATCAGAAGAATAATTACTGCCTACAATGCAGCGGCTAAACAACAAGTCCTGGAAGAAAACCCAGAGCTCTACCAGCGCTACGTTGACTCTTACAAAGCCCAGTAACATGAACTCATCATACATGCCATCATTCATTGGATTCACCGGACTCCTTGGGACCCTTACCCTCGAGAGTGTTAACGATGTTGTTGCTATCTGTGTAGGCCTAGCAACCCTGACTTACCTTGCTATCAAAATCATTAAGGAAATTAAAT